TAATACACATATTATATAATTATATATAAATAACACCTAACCATTAATCATATAATTAATACTAATAAATCACTTATATATTTAATTAAAAATAATCTAATTAATATCTATACATTTAAGCTAATTAGGCGTATAATAGACACATATTAATTAATCACAAGATATTCAATAAACACATCAGAGAATCAGCTAGTCGGCTGAATAAATTCCAAAAAAATTTTAAAAATAAAAAAGAGTTAGGAGTTATAAATGCAGGGCAATGAATATCAAAAATTGGCTATGCGTACTAACGATAAAAAGGCTCATCATAGATTAATTACTGAATTAACTGGTAAGCTTCCACTTAGTCCTCTAGCAAAAAACAATGCTAAGTGTAGCAACATAAATGACATAGCAGGACTTCTTAATGGTGTCTTAGGCTTAACTGGTGAAGCTGGCGAAGTATCAGACCTCGTTAAAAAGGGCATATTCCACGAAAAGGGAATAGACTTAGAACACCTCAAGAAAGAGTGCGGAGATGTAATGTGGTACGTTGCTATGATATGCGAAGCTTGCGGATTCGGTCTTGATGATGTAATGCAGACAAACATAGATAAGCTTATAGCACGTTATCCGAATGGCTTTGATTCTTACAGAGCTAATCATAGACAGGCAGGTGATAAATAATGGGTAATCAGGATAGGCACTGTTACCAGTGCAAACATAGACATAAGTTATATTGTGAAAAGCCTTGTAATGCCTGTAATGGCAATCCAAATGTTGTAAAAGGCAAGGATAACTTCACAGAGCTTGAAACAGCAAATAAAAATGCAGTACTCTTTGAAACAAAAGAATAGCATATTGCCCCTTAGCCAAGTGGTCAAGGCACAGGATTTTGATTCCTGTATCGTGGGTTCAAATCCCACAGGGGTAGTTCAAGTGTTTAATTACACTTGTGCCTTTACAGGACTTATTGACTTACCAACATTAAGTCCTCCTTTCACCTCATAGCGAGAGCTGTTAAGGACTGTCAGATAGTCCGTGAGGTTTTGCGTATTATAAATACGCAAATAAAATTAAGTATACCTATAGCGCAGCAGTTATCTGTATGGATAGACAGCGAGCGAAGCTACTTTCTTTGAGCCCAACTGCACGGGTAGAATGACATCCAAGCTTTGCCACGACCTGTTATAGGTGTCATAGCCTATACTGCTATTAAGACTAGCATTGTTTTTCAGTATCAACTATCCACCTTAATCGAAACATTTTTACAATGCTAGTCTTTTAAAACGATATGGAGAAGCGGCAACGATTGGCGGTGTTGCGGCAGACTGTAAATCTGTTCCCTTGCGGTAAACATTGTAGGTTCAATTCCTATCTTCTCCACTTTGCCGATATGGGATAAAGGTATTCCAGTAGCTTGCTAAGCTATCCAACAGAAATGTTGTTCGTGTTCAATTCACGATATCGGCGTTTTGAAAGCACTTCTTGGGTCTGCGTGCATAATGTTGTTTGCAGACTTATCCTAGGTTAAGAGGTGTGAGTAAGTTGATGTGTGGCGGAATGGGTAAACGCTAATAGCAGATAGAATGAGCTAGTGGTTCGAATCCACCATAGCATAACCACAGGGGAATACCTGATTGCTAGGGGCTTGAAAGGACAGGAGTGCTTTTTTATGTGTGGTTCAAATCCACACCACATCAAGTAGTCGGGTAGCTCCCGAATAAGCAGGCGTTGCAGTAATCCCTGCTGAATAATTAAAATGCTTGTGTTGGTTGATTTGCGAACAGGATGGCAGATAGCGTAATGAAGTGCCATAAATACTTTCCAACACAAGAAACTGTACAACGGATAGTAGTTCAGATGGGAGTAACGCTTGATTCATTCAAGTAGTCACAGGTTCAAGTCCTGTCTATCCGATTACAACAAACTAGGTTAGCTACCGAAAAGCAGACCTGTGAACTGCCTGTTTGTTGTTTTGTTATTCACAGATTAAGCACAAGCGGAGTGCTATTATCTTTCACAGGAGGTAATTTATGAATTTTAAAGAATTATTTATTGACAAATCAAGGACACTTATTGTAAACACCGATTTAGCACTTGTTTTAGGAGATTTAAACGAAGCAATAGTGCTTAATCAGCTAAATTACTGGATAGAAATTAATAAAAAAGCTGAAAAGAACCTTGTTGATGGTAAATATTGGGTTTACAACTCATACAGCGATTGGAGAATTAATAATTTTCCATATTGGAGTGAAAAAACGATACAGAGAACATTCACAAGGCTTGAAAGTAAAGGAATTGTTATATCAGCTAATTACAATAAATTAGCTATTGATAAAACAAAGTGGTACACAATAAATACTAAGAAACTACAGGAACTTGTGGATAAATTTAATTCCAATGAGGACAGAATGACAAATCGACAAGACAATATGACAGACCGACAGGACAGAATGACCTGTCGAGAAGGACAAAACGACAGACCATTACCAGAGATTACTACAGAGAATATAAACAGAGATTATAATTCAGAAATTACTAATAAGGATAATACATCAATTAACATTGATGGAGAGGTATATACATCGTTTTCAGAGAAACCGACGGCGAGAGCGGTCACAAGAGACGAAATGTTGCTTAAAGAAAAAGATATGGTTGATAGGTTCAATAACATCTGTGACAACGACATAGATAATTCAGCTATATGTGATTGCGTTAAGGATGGATTTAAGATGTATATGCAGTTATATGAAATCTATTTCCATAAAGTACACCCAATCCTTACAGATAAGACATTAAAGAATGTATGTTTTGTCCTATCAACTATCACAGATACAGAACACGGACATTTCGACGCTGATGCTATATACGAAACAGACGATAAGGGCATTACAGTTTTACAGAGAATGATTAATGACCATTTCATCAGAGAACATAGAGAAAGCACTAACTACTCAATAACACATTTTGCCAATGCTGAATATCTTGGCAAGCTGGCAAATAGATTTATAGAAATGTAAAGGAGTGATGTTTATGAAAAAGGAAATAGTGGAAGCAATACTAACAACAATAAATCTCACATTGATTTACTTAATAAATAATATGGCTGGTTTGGCAGGCTTATTAGTTTTTGCATTTGGGGAATTACTAATGGCATTAACAATCTATAACAAATATAGATAGGAGTGATTATTATGGCTATGGGCGTACACCCACTAAACAAAGATAAGTTTTATGAAGCAATTAACCTGTACATATCGGGGCAGGTTTCACAGGTAAAAGCGGCAAAAGTAGCAGGTTGTAGCGTACCGACATTTAAGAAATATGCTAACAAGATTTACGGCGGTGAGGAATTACCAGATAATTTATGGGGGAAGAAGTGATATTATGAAAATAACAGAAATGAATAACTGCATTGAGAAAATGCGTGAGTGTTACAAGTTTGATGATGATAAAACGGAAATAATACTTGCTGACTTACGAAGCAATAAAAGTAATTGCGTTACTGTTTGCACAAAAGATGAAAATGGTACTGAAATTGCAATGACAAAGTATTTGAACGAATTAAAAAAGCCAGATTACCAAAAGGAGAAAATCAAATGACAACATTGATTGTAGATGATTTAGACATTCCACCAAGCACTATTGCAAGTGCTATTGTCAATAGAGTCCCACTTAATGAAGATAAAAACTGCCACATTGAACATTGGAGTACCAGATGGAGAATTGAAAAGGATGGAAAACGTACTTGTCTGGAAGTTAAGAAATTAAAATAAACAATTACCGACTACAAATTGATTGTAGCCGCTGACCTTAGAGAGTTAAAGGCTGATAAAACATAGAAAAGGAGATGGAACTTATGAAACAGTTATTTGTAAGCGTGCCGATGAAAGGCAGAACAGAGGAAGAAATCAAAGCAAGTATTCAGAAGATGAAAAAGATTGCTGAAATATACGAGGGCGAGGAATTAGAGCTTATCGACAGTTACATTGAGGATAACCCGCCTAAAGACAGCAAAGAAGCTGTATGGTATTTAGGTGAAAGCCTTAAGAAGCTGGCACAGGCTGATGTGTTCATAGGAATTGCGGAGAACTATGATTGGAGTGGCTGCTGCATTGAAAGGGAAACAGCAGAAAGATATGGCATTAAAGCATATATGATTCCAGCAAGATATGTAATTGATGATTATAATGCACTTGTGCAGAAATTACATCCGGCTGTCCGTGACGTATTATTCTAACAAAATTTTACCGGCTAACAAATAGAGTTAGTTGCTACCCTAAAACAGTTATAGGCAGAGGTCTATAAGCACCTTTGCTGAAAAGTGGAGGTGCTTTTCTTGAATTCTGAACTAAATCAACTGATAGATGATTGCGAAAAATACATATCCCAAAATGGAATAGATGAAAATATTATAGAAACCTACTACAACGTGTGCCAGCTTGCCAAGAATGAGGGTGAAATTGACACAATGTTAAAATGTACGGCTAGGGCAAAAGAGCTCATAGAAAAGGCTTGTATGCGTGATATAGGCATAGATATTTTTGAACTTGAAAAATATACATTCAACAACAATATAGACAATGATTTAGTTAATAGATATTTTGACACCTTATTACTTGAAGCTCCACACTTATTTCACAGCTATTTGCTTTATCTTGAAAAAGACAGAGAAGAGAGTGAAAGATTTTATCAGCCAAAAATGAAACAGCTTAATAAATACGGGCTTATTCAAGCTATGCAAGATTTGGAAGACGACAAATATAATAGATTATGTATTTCTATGCCACCAGGAACACAAAAAACTACACTGGAAAAATTTTTTTGCTCTTGGATAATTGGCAAGCACCCTAAAGATTACAGCCTTTTCTTTTCTCACAGCAACGAAATTACAGGAAAGTTTTATAAAGGAGTGCTTGACATAACAACAGATGATAAAGAATATAAATGGAATGTTATTTTCCCTAATTTACCATTACAAAGCACAAATGCACAGGCACAAGAAGCTAATTTCGGTAAATACAAAGCATTTTCAAGTATTCAATGCTCATCAATAGGAGCTAAGAATGCTGGTAAGGTTAGAACTAACCGTTATTTATATTGTGATGACCTTATAGGTTCTATTGAAGAAGCACTTAATCCAATAATTCTTGAAAAAATATGGAGAATTTATGGAGTCGATTTAAAGCAAAGAAAGCTAAACGAACAAGTAAAAGAAATAATTATAATGACCAGATGGAGCACAAAAGACATTATTGGACATATTATTGAGCTTTATGGAAACGACCCAAAGTTAAAAATTATTTCGATTCCAGATATTGACCCTAAAACAGGGAAAAGCAATTTTGACTATGAATATAATGGAATGTCGGTGGAATTTTTTAATGATCAAGCACTGACAATGGATGATATATCTTATAGATGTCTTTATAAGCAAGATCCAATAGAACGTGAGGGATTGCTTTATCCAGAAAACAAAATAATGAGATACAAAGAACTTCCTAAAACACGAATTAAAAGAATTACTGGACAATGTGACACGAAATCCTCTGGTACTGATTTTTATGTGTTTCCTTGCCTGGTTGAATTTGAAGGATATGAGGGAACGTATTACTGCACTGATACTATATGCAACAATTCGGCAGATTACGAAAAACAATATGAAAATTCAGCAAATTTAATTGTCGATAATGAAATGCAAGATTGCGATTTTGAAGCCAATCAAGGCGGAGATAGGGTTGCAAATGAAGTCAGAAAACGAGTAGAAGAAAAAGGCTGGTTATGCAATATATCAGACACTGCAACTGAAACAAACAAAGAAGCAAGAATATTTCAGTGCTCTAGCTGGGTATTGCAACATATTGTGTTCAAAGACAGAAGCCTATATGAACCTAAGAGCGATTATGCAGAGATGATGAGTTGGTTATTGAAATATTCAGTATCTGGTAAAAATTTGCACGATGATGTACCGGATGTTTTTTCAAATTTTGCATTAAGAATGAAAAGAGGAAATAGAGTAAAAAAGACAGTAATTATGTCAAGTCCGATATAAGAGGAGGGTTTATATGACAACTAAGGACTATCTTAACCAGATAAGCTATTACAACAAGATAATTGATAATAAGTTGATAGAAATAACACAGTATAAAGAATTATCATACAGCATTTCAGCGGTTGTTAATGAAGAAAGAGTTATGTCATCATCAGATCCAGACAAAACAGGCTGTGGATATGTCAGACTTGAACAAATGGAAGAAAGTCTTAACAAGCTTATAGATAAATGCATTGATGTAAAGAACAAAATAATAGAGCAGATAGAGCAGATAAACAACGAAGATTATTACACAGTATTGTTTCTAAGATATGTTAGAAAGTTTACATTTGAAAAAATTGCAAATGAAACAGACTGGTGTTGGCGACAGGTACATAGAATACACGCTAAAGCATTACAAGCCTTTGAAGATAAATATGGAAATGAATATTTATAAAAGATGTCATAGAATGTCACATTGCCGGCGTGGTATAGTATACCTGTAAGAAATTACAGAACTGTTTTTCATCAAATATTACAATCCTTTATCGGAAAGCACCGTTACTTAATTGTAGCGGTGTTTTTTGTTATGCAACGAGGTAGAAATATGATTTTTTATACAAACAAAGACAAGTCAATTATGTGTCCGAACTGCCATAAGTTTTTAACCAAGGCAGACAGCAAAGACCCACGAACACATAAGCTGGCTTGTAGGCACTGCCACAAGTGGATTTGGTATGTGCCTAACGATGATGATAATTTTCAAATTAAAGAAATACCGGACAGCAGAAGTTCAAGCGGTATGACATTTTATTAGAGGTGTAGATAATGCAAACAGGAAGAATTGCTATTTATACAGGCGCAAAAGAAATAACACCTGACAATATAATACCAATTTTGCGTGAAGCAATTTTGGAACATGATATTAATTCCAACAGAATACAGTTTCTTCTTGATTATGACGCAGGAATACAGCCGATAGTTAGGAAGAATCCAAAGACTTACAGACCAGACATTGACTGTGAGTGTTGCGATAATGTGGCTAATGAAGTCACGGAGTTCAATTTAGGTTTTAAGTGGGGAAATCCTATAACGTTAGTTCAAAATGACGACAATGAGGATTCTAACCTTACAAAAGCTATAGCAGAATTAAACAGTTGCTACGAATCACAGAATGCAAGGCAGAAGCAACAGGAACTTGCAAGATATGTTGAAATTGGTGGCGTTGGATATGTCCTCATTGATGTAAACACAGAATATGAGGATGGAGAAAGCTATTTTACATATGATGTATTAGACCCAAGAACAACATTTGTCATAAGGTCAACAGCTTATAGTGACAAGAGGGTTATTCTTGCAGGCACTTATATTAAAGACAAACATAGCGGTACAAGATATTACACCTGTTTTACAAAAGATATTCGTTATGAAGTTACGGATGGGATAAAAATTACTAACGGACCAGAAAAAGGAAAAACAAAATGGGGATTTTTAGAGAGAAGCGGAGAAGAAAATCCACTGCATAAAATTCCTATCATTGAATACACAAGGTCATTTGATAGAATGGGCTGTTTTGAACGGCAAATATCTGAAATGGATAACTTAAACCTACTCATTTCAGATTTAACAAATGATGTTGAACAGAATACACAAGCAGTATGGCACACAAACGATGTTGATTTCCCAGTTGAACAGGAAACAACGGTTGATAAAGATGGAACACCACACATCACTGAAAAAGTAAGAAAACCAAAATCTGGAGAATGGATGCAGACCTACACATCAGCAGATGGCAAAACTCCAATAGTTGAGCCACTTGCAATTAATTACGATTACACAGGTATGCTTAACAATATCCAATCAAGGCGACAGATAATCTTGCAGAAATGTAATGTGCCACAACGAAATGATAATAGCGGTGGCAGTACAGGAGTTGCAATGTCAGATGCAACAGGCTGGTCACAAGCAGAAACAGCGGCGGCAAAACAGCAATTAATTACAGATGGCTGCAAAATGGAAGAGATAAAAGTTGTTCTTGCGGCTATCAAGCTATCAAACAATGTTAACAGCAGCAACCCATTACTTAAATTAAGGGCAAGAGATGTAAAACCTAACATTAAGCGGCAAAAAACTTATGAAATGTCAACTAAGGTTAACGCTATGGCGACATTGATAAGCCACGGATTTAGTCTTAAAGATACAGTTGATGCAATTCCATTCTTTGATGACCCTAACGATGTTGTAGCGAGAAGCGGAGAAATGGTTAAGGCATATCAAGACAGCATAATTAACAAAGATACACAGAACCAAGCAGAGGGTGGGGATGGAGAACAGCCACCTAATAAAGATCGCACAATGCAAGACTTATCAGACCAGACAGAAAATAGTCCGGTTATAGATAAGAGCAGAACAGATAAATAATTGATATTGAGCCACAAGGTAGAAAATGCCTTGTGGCTTTTTATATGCCCTAGAGAAAGGGCAATACAAATATCGCAAGAAGTTGAGAGAACAACAAAAACGCAGAAAGCAGAGGTAAAGAAATTATGGCAGATGTAACTAACACAACAACAGAACCAACAACTAATAATGAGCCACAGAATGAAGAACAGACACCTAGCGTAGAAGAACTTATGGCACAGCTTGCTAGTGAAAGAGCTGAAAAAGAGAAGTATAAGAATGCTTCTGATAAAGCCAGTTCAGAAGCAGCTAAGTACAAGAAAGAACTTCGCTCGAAGCAGACAGCAGAAGAACAGGAAGCGGAAGCAAAGGCGGAAGCTGAAAAGTTGCAGGCCGAAAAGTTCGAGAACATGAGTAAAGAGCTTAATCATATGAAAGCTGTCAATGCTTATCAGAAAGTTATAGGTGATGGAAAGGATATTGATTCTTTGATTGAGGCAGTTGCAGACGCAGACCATAGCCTTATAGCAACTGTAATTGCTAATGAAGTGCAAAGACAGGTTAAAGAAGCTAAGGCAGAGTGGCTTAAATCAAGACCAGCTATTAATGCGGGCGGTGGAGAAGAAAGCACGATAACACAGGAACAGTTTAACAAGATGAATTACCACGAAAGAGTGGAGTTCAAAAATAAGAATCCAGAACTTTATAAGAAGTTCACAGAGTAGAAAACGGAGGTAAACAAACTATGCCACAGACTAAGTTAGCAAATTTAGTAGACCCACAGGTAATGGCTGATATGGTATCAGCTAAGTTACCAAAGAAAATTAAGTTTTCGCCTATTGCAAGAGTTGATACAACACTTGTAGGCAGACCAGGAAGCACAATCGTTGTGCCAAAGTATGCGTAAACATATATGCGCCTTTAACTGGTAACAGTTATCGAAAACTCTTTTAACTGCTGGAAACTCCTAAAGAAATGTCACAACTTTAGGACAATCAGCAACCAAGACATATTTAACATATAGTTCCAAAGTATTGATATGTTGTGCGATATATGATATAATGCAAATACGGAGGAACGAAAACGAAAAGAAAAACTGATGAACAATTTAAAAAAGAAATAAACGATATATATGGCAACACATTGGAAGTGTTAGGGAAGTATAAAAACAATAAAGAAAAGATACTTGTCAAATACAAAAAATGCGGGCATTCTGAAATGAAAGCACCTATCAAGCTTTTAGCACATCAAGGTTGCGGAAAGTGTAAGGGAAAATCAATATCAATTTCAAAAACTAAAACTAAAGAAAGATACGAAAAGGATTTGAGAGGTAAAGGAATTGATTGGATTAAAGTTGTGGGAGACTACAATGGAGTTAATAGCAAAATTGATGTGATAAATCTTAAGTGCAATCATAGATACAAAGTGAATGCTGGAAATTTGTTACAAGGAAGCGGTTGTCCTATATGTCACGGAATGAAAGATACAAGTAAATTTATTGATGAAATTGAAACAAAATATCCCGGGAAATATACAATTATGGGAGAATATGTCAATAACAGGACACCTATAAAAGTAAAACATATATGCGGATATGAATGGGAAGTGATTCCTAAAGACCTTTTAAGAGAAGAAAGGTGTCCTAAATGTATGATTTCTAAAGGAGAGTTGTTCATTAGCGAATATCTAAAAGAAAATGGATTAAAGTATTCTCAACAATATAAATTTATTGATTGCAAAGATACATTACCACTACCGTTTGATTTCGCTGTTTTTCAAAATGGAGAAATTAGGCTTGTGGAATTTGACGGTATTCAGCATTTTTCTAGCAGGTCAATATTTAGCTACGAAATGACCAAGAAGCACGATAAAATAAAAAATGAATATTGCAGAGAACATAACATTCCATTATTAAGAATTCCTTATTGGTGGATAAGAAACGATAAAGCTAAAAGGCAGTTAGATAATTTCTTGTTAAATATGTAAGGTTCAACGACTATCCCGAAAGGGAGTACACACAAGCGTGTGGAAATGGAGAGCAACTTTAAGATGTGCAAAAGCACATCTTTTTTTATTACCAAAAGTTGAAGATATAGTCTAATCTATGCAGTAATGTATAGCAGTTCGTTAGAGAACGGCATAGGAATTAGCGAACCTATGTGAATGTCAATGATATTGGTGACGCAGAAGATGTAGCAGAAGGTGTTGCTATGGGTACAACAGTACTTACAACATCTACAACAGAAGCAAAGGTTAAGAAAGCAGGTAAGGCTGTAGAGCTTACAGATGAATCAGTATTATCTGGTTATGGCGACCCACTTGGTACAGCTATCAATCAGATTGCTATGTCAATCGCTGCAAAGGTTGATAATGACAGCTATGACGCACTTTGCACAGCACCTATTGATTACGATGGAACAGCAGCACCTATCAGCTATTCAGCAGTTGTAGCGGCTAATAGCAAATTTGATGATGAATCAGATTCATCACTTACAAAGATATTATTCATTAATCCAGCGCAGGAAGCCACATTGCTTAATGACGATGATTTCAAGAGCAATGACAAGTACCCACTTAATGTAATTATGAATGGAACTATCGGTTCTATTGCGGGAGCACAGGTTGTTAAGTCAAAGAAAGTTAAGTTAGTTAAGTATGAGCTTGATGATTCAACAGGAACAATCAATGTTGTAGCTGATACAACAAGCGAGGATGCAACGAATGTTCATCTTGACACAGCACTTGCACATACGCTTAAGCCAAAGGACAAGGAAATCAAGGTAGGTAGCAAGTTAAAGGCTGTTACAACAGAGTTCTACGCTTGTCCTATTGTTATTGTATCAGCAGAAGACCCTAACGAGGACACAGGTGCAGATGGCGTATCAGAGGAAGAGAACGCACTTACAATCTATATGAAGAGAAGCGTTGAGATTGAATCGGACAGAGATATTCTTGCAAAGACAACTGTTATCTCTGGCGATGAACACTATACAGCAGTCTTAAGCAACGATTCAAAGGTTGTTCTTGCTAAGTTCGGAAAGTAAGAGGTGTTTATATGTTATTAAGACGACATAAAATCAACGCCGCAAAGCAGAGCGAAGAAGTAACAGCAGATAATGTAAGACAGGAAGCTGTTTATGGAGATGAGCTTAAATATGAGGAAGAGCAGGACAAGTTCCCTGCTCAACCTACAAGCGATTACACAAAGACAGCTATTAAGCGTATGCCAACAGCGGACTTGCAGACACTTGCCTTAGAACAAGGTATTGAGAACGCAATGGAGCTTACAGGAGCAGAACTTAAAGAACTGTTAATTGAGAAATTAGGGTTATAACAGGAGTTGGGTTATGGAAATGACAGTATTAGAACATGTGGCTATTAGCCACGATTATGCACATAAAGAAAAAATTGAAAATGATGATGGAACAAGTTCTGATATTGTTGTTTTTGATAAAGATACAACCAAGTTAGAACTTCTCATTGAGAGAGATAAAAAAGAGTGTATTAATCAAAGACACTATAAAAATTACACAGAAGAAATGATTGAAAAAGACTTCAAAGAATTTGAGTTTGTTTTAATTGAGCTGGTTGACTATGACTTAGAACAAAATGGAGCTTCTTTTTCAGAGAAAGTTTCTGAAAATGGCATAACAAGGGAATGGATTAAAAGGGAAAGTATTTTAAAAAAAATACCCACTCTTTGCCATATAACATAATATCCAGCCTAAATGGCATTACAGAAAGTTAAAGAAGATTGTGCGTTACCAATACGGTAGCAGGCGGCACACATTAAGGGTGGTGGGCAGTGTGCCATTATTAATTATGAAAGGCGGTATATCAATGCCAATAGCAGTAATTATAAGCATTATTTCAGTTGCTTTTTCCGTCTTTTTCGGACTGTTTACCTTAGGACTTAATCTTAAGAACAACAAAAAGTCTGACAATGCAGAACTTACGGAGCGTGTAAAGGAAAATACACGCATAAATATGAAGCTTGACACAATATCAAGCAACACAACAGAGATAAAGAATGAAGTTACAGAAATGAGAAAAGAACTTAATTCTCACGATAACAGGATTATTAAAGTTGAGGAAAGTGTAAAGTCGGCACACCACCGAATAGACGGATTGGAAGCACGACTTAATGAAGATAAGGAGGTATAGCAGAATGGAAATTATGCAGGCATTAATCACAAACATGACAATCGTGTTAGCAATCATCGGGGCATTAGCCTTTATGGTATCTGTAATTACGCAGGTAATTAAGGGCATTGGAGTATTCAATAAAGTGCCTACAGATATTGTAGTATTTGTCCTGTCAATAGGTATTACTGTAGCGGCGTTTGTTGCCTATATGCAGTATATTCAGATGACAATACTGTGGTATATGATTCTTGCGGCGATTATGGCAGGATTTGTTGTTGCTTTTGTAGCGATGTACGGTTGGGAGAAGCTGTCTGAACTATGGAAGCGATTTGGCAAGGATGTGAAGTAATATGCTTGACATTAATAAGCAGGCTATGAAGTATTCACTTCAAGGACAGACAGTAATTGTCTACGAAAGAGACGATGACGGCAATATCCTTTATGAGGGATATACCGACACAGAGGGTAACTTCATTCCTTATCTTGATGATGAGGGGAATAAGATACCCAAAGTTCTTGAAGAGAAAACAGGTTTTTCAGAGCCGGTCGATTTCAAAGCAAACATATCATTCAGCGGCGGAGAAGCACAGACCAAGGAATACGGCTTTGATACAGCCGATTTTGACGCGGTTTTACTAACAGACAAAGGAATGTACCCTTTGAAAAAAGGCGACCTTATCTGGCTTGATAGCAAGCCTACATACACATCTGATGGACTTGTTGATGAAACATCAGCAGACTTCACGATTGTAGGCATTAAGCCAGCATTATATTCAACTAAGTATATGCTTAAAGCAGTTGTAAAGTAGGTGCATCTATGGCAAGACATACAATTAATATATCATTGTCTGAAAAGTCCGTAAATGAAGCTATCAGGCAGCTACAACAGTATAAGAACTGGCTTATCAAAAAGACTTTACAGCTTGTCAAAGAGCTTGCAGAAGTTGGAATACCTGTTATAGATGAAAATATGGCAAAAGCAAGTTATACATATGATGAGAAAGGTGTTCGTAGCGGTTCAGATACAAGCCATCACAGTTATGTTGAGATAAAATCTGTTAGAGAATATGCCGAAGCAAAATTAATTGTAGAGGGCAAAGAACTTATGTTTATAGAGTTCGGAGCTGGTGTATTCTACAATGGAGCGGCTGGAAGTAGTCCACACGACAAAGGTGTTGTTAATGGTATGGTTATAGGCTCATACGGCGAACATCACGGCATACAAAAAGTGTGGGGTTACTATGACGATGACGGAACCTTAGTTCTTACACACGGCGTAGAAGCGCAAATGCCTGTTTATAAGGCTGATATGGAAATCATACAGAAATATGTTGAGGTAGCAAGGAGGGTGTTTAGTTAATGGCAAATGCAAACGATTGGGCGATAGACCTTGAAAATACAGTCACAGCACTTGTCAAGGCTAAAACCCTAACGCAACTAAAGAAAACATATCCAAAGATAGTCATAACCAATGAGGGGGAAAGCAGCGGTCAAGCAGTATTCCCAACAGTATACATTCATTTACTGCCAGCAGTTGAGCAAGGGCAAACACTTGACGGGCAGACGATTAACGCATTGTTAGCGACATTTCAAGTAGATGTTACCACTAACACAAGTAAGTCTGATTGTCGCAAGGTTATGGCAGTAATTACAGACACATTTAAGACAATGAGATTTCAGGGCAATGCAATGCCAGAGTTCTCAATCAGTAATAAAGTACATAAGAGTACCGCACGATTTAGGCGGTTAATCGGAGCAAATGACAGATTATTGTAACAAAGAGCAGAAATGCTCTTATTTTTTTGCAAATTTTTAGGAGGTAAGAAGATATGGCAGATACAGTAGCAGGATTAAGCGCACTGGGAATCACGTTTAGTTATGGTGTTGAAACTACAGCAGGTACTAAACCAACAGCGTTTAAACTTCTTCATAGAATCAATTCTATTGATGAGATTACAGTAACCCCAGAGGCTATAGATGCATCAGCACTTGAAGATTTACAGACAAGAAACATTGCAGGTAGAGATACAGTTACAGATACAGTTGCGGTAACAGTTAATAAGACGGAAGCTACAATCAAAGAGTGGAAAGACCTTATTACAGAATATAAGGCTTTAACTGATGGAAAGAGAATGTGGTTTCAAGAGATTACTCCGGGTATATCAGATGCGGAGTTCTTTGTTGCACAGCCGCCTTCAAAGTTGCCAATTACAGGCAAGGAGCAAAATTCACTTCTTACAATGGCTATCAACCTTATTATTGAGGATATGGTAGGAACAGATACAGCAGTAACCCCAACATCGGGGGAATGATAAGCCAATCGATTGAATCAAAGGCTGTGTCGATTGGTGGCACAAACGCCAAAACAGCCGACTATACATCATATCTCGATGATGTAACAGAATAATTATTTCAAAAGGTAGGTGCGGTGTAAAATCCGCACCTTTCCCTATGTGGTGATAGGGTGGGAAAGGGTAAAAATTATGATGAATATTAATGCGAACGGAAATGAATACAAAGTAGAGTTCTCTTTTGGTGCAGCAGAGTGCAAGGAAATAGTACAGAAAATGTTTTCTGTCGTTAATGGTTCTTATTTACTTGCACAGACAGATAAGAATGTTGCACAGGCTTCTTTTGATGGATTAGCAAATATGACAGCAGATGTGCCAGAAATTTGCATTTTAGCCATTTATGCAGGCTGTATTGACAATAACCCTGTAACTATGGACGAAGCAAAGAAACTCACTAGGGCATATATTACAGAGAAGAGAAAGACAGATAAGAGTTACGGATATAGAACATTGTTTGAAGAAATCAAGAAAGCGATGGAAGATGATGGTTTTTTCGAGCTGAGCGGAATAACAGCGATGTTAGAGGAAATGGCGAACAATGTGGAAGAAGCAGCACAGGAACAGAAGAAACCGACAGTAGTTCCACAAGACCACAAGAAAAAGCAGACTTCCACAAAATAATCTGGGAAGAATACTTTGTTTTAGCCAGTTCACTAGGCGTTAGTTATTCAGACTTTCTTAAAATGACACCTAAAAAGCTATGGGCTGTTGTAGAGGGTAAGAAACTTGAAAGACAACGAATGGATTCAGATATATGGCTTGCAATAGGTAGTTACATACTCCCGGCAATCAAGATAGGTGTTAGAAGTGGTGCTTGGGGTAAAGGTGAGCTTGAATACCCAGATAAGCCTATTTATAGAGATATTAACAAAAAAGAGAACAGTGAAGATGAAATACAAAGAAAGAGAGAAGAGTTTGTTTTGAATATGAAAATACGAAAAGCAAACTGGGATTTAACGCACCCTAAAAATGATAAGCCGGAGGTATAAAGCGTGGAATTAGACAGTTTAGAAGTCAAAATTACCGGTACTGCCACTAAAGCTATTAATTCTGTTGATAAACTGATAAATCAGCTTACAAGGCTGTCAACATCACTTGCAACTGTGAATGGTTCATCACTTAGTAGCCTTGCGACTGGTGTTAGTCAGTTAGGTTCTGCTATGCAGAATATGAACGCAGGAACAGCAGATTTTACAAGACTTGCTAAGAACATCACAAAAATAGGTTCTGTTGATTCGGTTGCACTAACTAACACAGCTACATCACTTCAAGCTGTCACAAAGGCAGTTGCAAGCATATCAGCTATTCCGCAAAATGCAACGCAGGTCACAGAATTTGCAAAGTCACTTGGTAAGCTAGGCAGTAAGAGCATAGAAAACGCCGTTGTAAACATTCCGAAATTGGGCAATGCTTTAAATGGCTTAATGACAACGCTATCAAGAGCACCAACAGTAAGTCAGAACGTTATTCAAATGACTAACGCATTGGCTAATCTTGCTAGTCAAGGTAGCAAGGTGGGTACTTCTTCAAACTCACTTCAAAAGTCACTGTATGGCGTGTCTACAAGTGCTAGGACAGCAACTAGAAGCAGTTGGAACTTAGCAAGTGCGATAGGTAAGTTTTATGCCACTTATTTTATGGTAATTCGTGGCAGTAAGAAACTTATAGAAGCAATTAAGTCAACAACAGATTACATTGAAGCATTCAACTATCAAGCGGTAGCGTTTGGCAAGATTGGTTCAGAGTGGGATAAAGATTACGAAAAGTACGGATATGATAATGCTACGGCATATGCAGAAAGTTTTCAAAGCAGAGTAAACGATACTCTCGTAAAGCTGTCTGGTTTAAAAGTTAATGTTCAAGGTGGCTTGCTTGAAGAAAGTGGAGTAAAGAACTTAGGACTTAACATACAAGAGATAACACAGTATGCTTCACAGTTAGCTTCTGTTACTAATTCGTTAGGACAGACAGGCGAAGCAACAACGGCTATAACAAAGTCAATGACAATGCTTGCGGGCGATATAAGCTCACTTTTCAATGTGGACTATTCAACAGTAGCACAGAACTTACAAAGCGGTTTAATCGGACAATCGAGGGCATTGTACAAGTATGGTATTGATATTACCAATGCTACATTAGCGACATATGCTTATAACTTAGGCATTTCTAAGTCGGTGTCTGAAATGACACAGATGGAAAAACAACAGTTAAGAGTGTTAGCGATATTAGACCAATCAAAAGTATCTTGGGGTGATTTAGCTAATAGACGGAAGAAAGTTAATGATATAGCTTATCTTCCAAGTGTTGCATAAGAATAGAAATATCTTATGGCAATCGGGCAAAATCGGCGAAGGCTAAAGTTTTCAACTATGCTAATACCGAGATAACTCAATAGATTACGAACAGGCTATTGAGTATCGTAACGAGTAGGAATTGAATAAATATAATATTCCCAAGAGTGTCCGACACTACTGCATATAGGGCAGTATGAGGTGGAAGTGGCTACCACCAAACCAAACGTAAAAACGTGGGTGATAATGTACTCTGAACTTATAGGAAACTATAAGAAGTATAGGATAAAGAGCCTATACGATAACAAATTTGACAATCAACTCCCCAAGTAATATGTTACGCCAGTTCAGTAACAATATGAAAGAGGTAGGAATGGTAGCAGGACAGCTATTTATCCCAATTCTTTCAAAGGTTATGCCAGTAGTAAACGGAGTAACTATTGTAATCAAAAGATTATTAGTCAATCTTGCTTCTTTAATGGGCGTTAAGATTGACTTTGAAAGCTTCGGACAAAGTGGCTACAAAGATACATCAGACGGCTTAGAAGATATTTCAGATGGTTACCAAGATGTAGCTGATTCAGCTAAGAAAGCTACATTATCCCTTATGGGATTTGATGAAATAAATAAATTACAGGACGATACAAGCTCAAGCAAGGGTTCAAGTGGTGGTGGCGGTGGTAGCACTATTGATTTGACAGACGATATTGCTAAGGCGGCGGCAGAATATGAAGCGGCGTGGAATAAAGCATTTGCCAATATGGAAAATTCGGCAGTTGCTTGGGCTGATAGAATAGAAAAAGCCATAAAAAAGGGTGACTGGTACGGAATAGGTACTTACGCAGGCAAACAAATAAACAAAGGGATAAATGCTTTTCCTTGGAAAAAAACAGGAGAAGCAATTACAGAAGCTATTTGCAATGTTTTGGATTTTGCAGATGGATTTGTTAGTTCTGTTGATTGGGAACAATTAGGAAGAAATATAATAAAGTTTATTGAAGGTATAGATTTAGGAAAAATAACTGTAAAAATTTTGGACCTAGCAATTGACTTAGGAGTATCAGCAATAAAATTAATATGGGGTGCTTACCAGGAGATATACGACAAATGGGGAATTGCAGGAATTTTGGCTTCTTTGGTTATTCCGGGCGGAATTCTTACACTTAAATTTATTACGGAATTTTCAGCAAGCATAGATGATAGTAAATATGTAAAAAAAGCAAAAGATGGCATAGAAAATATAAAAATAGCTGCACAAGAAAAATGGAATGAAATTACAGATTGGTGGAATAATACAGCAATCGTAAATTGGTGGAATAATGATGTTACGCCTTGGTTTACTAAAGCGAAGTGGCAGTCACTTGGAGATAATACAAAAGATAGCTTGCAAGATAGCTGGACTTCTTTTAATAACTGGTGGAGTAGTACAGGAATATACAACTGGTGGAACAATAGCGTAGCACCTTATTTTACAAAAGCAAAATGGCAATCTCTTGGAGATAACGCAAAGGGCAGCTTAACTGATAGTTGGACTTCGTTCAATAATTGGTGGAGTGGCACAGGTATATATAATTGGTGGAATAATGATGTTACGCCTTGGTTTGCTAAAGATAAATGGAACAACTTGGGTGATAATTTCAAGTCAAGTCTACAAGATAAATGGTCTGATTTTTCTTCTTGGTGGAGCACAACCGGAATTTACAATTGGTGGAATAATCACGTAGCACCTTACTTTACGGCAGATAGATGGCGTGATATGGCAGATGGAATAAGAGTAGGCATACAAGATAAGTGGAATAATGTAGTTAATTGGTGGGATAGCAAACCATCCCTTAGTGAAATTTCAGTAGCCGTTGAGAACTTTTTTTATAAAGTAAGAGATATGTGGTATAATTTCAAAGATTGGTGGGACAACTTAGGACTTAGCTTCCCACATATAAAAACGCCACATTTCGATATTGATGGCGAATTTAGTCTTGTGCCACCTCAAGTGCCCAAGATAAGTGTTGATTGGTATGCAAATGGCGGCTTTCCAAACAAAGGACAGTTATTCGTTGCTAATGAAGTAGCACCCGAAATGGTTGGTACTATGGACGGAAGAACAGCAGTAGCCAATCAGCAGGAAATCACAACAGGTATTGCTAATGCAGTTTATCCAGCAGTATACAATGCGGTTGTAGCGGCTATGTCAGAAGCCAACAACAACGTTAATATAACACTACAAGGTGACGCTGATAAATTGTTTACAATGGTACAGGATAAAGCTAATAACTACACTAATATGACAGGGCAAGCAGCATTCCCTTATTAATTGACAAATAAATAATAAAAGAATATATTTAAAGTACTAAAGATAAGGGGGAATGTATATGTTAAAAAAAGGCTTATATAAAATGCTGGAAGTATTAGGAATAAAGAAAAAACAGCAACCACAAATTCAACGCCCACTAAATCCTAACTTTAAAGGAGTGTACAGAGCGACAGAAAACGGCTTAGTTGAAGTATATTGTCCAAGATGTAGCAGTTGGGACTGCTCTCACACACAGATTACAACAGCTGTACCACAGAAAACTAAGACAAGATATACCGTTAATTTGAATCCGTTTAGACCGTTTACGCTGGTTAATAAGAAAGAGAAGATTAAGCAACAGGGCGGAACTTATTCACAACATAGGTTTGTGTGTAACAGATGTGGGCTGATTTTTTGGTAATACATGATTTTAATGGAGCGTATCTTTCGGTGCGTTCCATTTTTTATTGAAAAAGTGCTTGACTTTTTTGTGCGTACGGTTTATATTAAATGTGCGGACAGAAAAGAGGTGAGTATATGTCCAATAAAAAAGGTAGACCTAAACTCGACAATCCTAAAAATGAAAGAATATATATTCGTGTCACCAAAGAGGAAAAGGAAGAAATAATGAATTTTTCTGATAAAAGCGGATATACAATACTTGATTTGATTAAAAAAGGCATTGAAAAAGTAAAAAGGCAAAAAAAATAAAGTGTTGCACCGCTACCAACGAACACAACACTTTAAAAACACCAATCCGAAAGGAATTGATAAATCTATCATATCAGTTTCTTTCGGAAAATTCAAGATTTTTTTTGGAGGAAAACAAATGAAAGAGCAATTAAAAGATGAAATAAATGAAGTGTTAGAAAACATCAAGGATATTTGGATATTACATCAAATATATCGTTTTGCTGTTAATATGTCGAAAGATAATTCAAGTAAATAAAACATTATTGCGTGAGGCATTGTGGGCATATACTCCCACTACGCAATAAGTTCTGTTTTGAGCAAATGATAAATTTGTAGGAGGTAAAATAATGAGTTATAATAATAATCCAACTACAAAAGATGACACTCACAATGAGATTAAGGCACCGATGAACACTAAGAATATTTGCGGCGTAGACTGCTATGAGCAGAATGGCGTTGCTTACTTAAGATTGGAAAATGTTGCTAGAGGACTTGGGTTTACCACCGTTGCAGCAAGTGGCAACGAGGTTGTTAGGTGGAATACGGTCTACAATTATCTAACAGATTTAAAGGTCGTTGCAGGAAGTTGCAACGGCAATTACAAAGGGAATTGTCCAGATTTTATCCCAGAAAACATCTTCTACCGACTAGCAATGAAAGCCAAAAATGAAACAGCAGAGAAATTTCAAGCATTAGTAGCTGATGAGATTATTCCGTCAATTCGCAAGAATGGAATATATGCTACCGATAATGTTATTGATGAAATACTGAATAATCCAGACTTTGGAATAGAATTATTAACAAAGTTAAAAAAAGAAAGGCAAGCAAGAGTTGAAGCAGAAAGAAAGAACACTATCTTAACGCACGTCAATAAAACATATACAATGACGGAGATTGCTAAAGAGCTGAACTTAAATTCTGCTATTCAACTTAACAAGTTGCTTGCTGATAGAAAAATTCAGTACAATGTCAATGGAACTTGGGTTCTTTACTCACCATACAGCAGTATGGGATATGAGGAAATTAAACAAGAAATTCTTGACAGCGGTAAAGTAATCTATCATAGACGAATTACCCAACTTGGAAGAGAATTTATACTGCAATTATTCAATAATGTTGCATAAGTTCTCTTGTGAGATATAATAGCTCAAACAGAAAGAAAATTCAATAGCTGTAAGAAATTTACAGCTATAAAAAATCAGAACAAGTTGGGTAGACCTGTTCTGATTAGCACATATGAGTACATATAAGTTGCTCACGTCAATAATAACAAATAAATAGCAAAATGACAAGGACATTTCACTTAATTGTGAGGTGTCCTTTTTGTGTGCTTAGAAAGTGGGGTTTTACTATGAATTTTATACAATACATAAAGCAAGCGTGGAAAGCTGGCACTAGTGGCGGTACTCCATTAAGTCCAGACAGACTTAATCATATCGAGGATGGAATTAAGAATAATAACGATATGATAAGTGAGCTGAACAACAATTTATACAATGTGTATAAAATAATGATTCCCGCAGGAAGAAAATTAAGAGTTCACATTAAAACTAACATCGCTGGTCAATATGCATTTGCTGGAATTATATATGTACAAGGTTCGTCAGGGGCAGCGGCATCAAATGCTTCTGTTCAAGGTTATGGTTCTGGAAGTTCAGCACGATACCGCATTACCCAAATATTGCAATCAAATAGCATTAAATACACTTATGGGCAGGATGGCGATAGAGATTTTTTTGTGGAAAATTTACTTCCTACAGTAACTGTAGAATTTTGTTTTTACGAATTTTTAAAAACTTCAATTATTGAACTTACATTAGTGTAATTCTAACTATTAAGATATTTTAGCTGCCACTCATAGTTATTACACCAAATTGATACCACTGTAATTTGTTGCCTTACGTTCATTATTGCTTCGTACGCAGCATCAGAATCGTTGTTCAGCCCACTTATCATATCGTTATTATTCTTAATGCCATCTTCCATATGATTAAGTCTGTCTGGGCTTATTGAAGTAAATATATAGAAAAGAGGTGATTGAATGATAAGCGCTGTAATTATCGAGGGAGTAACATTCCCAGTAGCATATAACGGCTACACATACAGCAGAAATAAGATATGGTCTAAGAACACAGGAAGAAACGATTATGGAGAAATGGTAGGCACAATCGTGGCTATTAAAGACAAAGTAGAACTGCAATTACCGCCACTTACAGGCGAACAGGCATTGTTACTTGATAATGTGATTAGTGATGAAAATAACCCATTCCCGACAGCACAAGTCCTATTCTTAGGCGGTACACAAAAGGAAATGACAATATACACAGGAGATGTGACATATCCGTACCTCACAAGAGCAAAGAATGAGGACGGATTAATAGTCGGAGCAAAATTAAGTTTAATTCAGAAATAAGGAGATTAACTATGAAAATAACAGGAAATGAAGTTTTAGCACATTATGAAGCACTTGCAAGTGTAGCACAGCTTAAAATGGGTGGCAGATTAGCAGTTGCCATTATGTCTAACATTAAGATGTTAGAGCCACACTTTAAGGCAGTTGTGGAAACGATAGAAAAGATACGCGAGGAAAATAAAGATAACAACGATAAGATAAAATCAGAACTTGAAGAACTAGGAGAACAAGAAATAGAAGTATCTGAATACACAAAAGTTGATATAAGCGCATTTGATAGTTGTGAAGCCATTGAGCCAGCTAACATTATCGCACTTAGCTTTATGATTAACGATTAATCAGCAGAAAGGAGCAATCCAATAAATGAAAAATATTAATTGGGGTGCGGATTTCAATTTGCTGTATGCAAGATATTACAGCAAATATTTAGTTGACGGAAAAGAATACAATCAGACACTTAATGAGTTTAAGTACAGCAACATAATCAATCCGAACAATAGCATTTCCATAGGTAACACTTGCAGTAGTAGTGTTACCTTTTCTATTTATAATCCAGAAATCACGCTTGAAAATAAGGATATAACTATTTTTGAGGGCGTTAAGGGCGATAGCGGCATTGAGTATGTACAGATAGGCATATTTACTGTAACTAAAGAAGAAAGCAATGGCGAATACACTAAGTACACAGCTTATGACAAGATGTACAAAGCTGAAAAAGGTTATTTTTCAGCTTTGACTTATCCTAGTACGGATAAAGCTATTTTAGAGGAAATCTGTACAAAGTTAGGCATACAGTTAGCGACTAGCATAACAAACACACATACAATCATAGATAAGCCACAAGGCTATACAATGCGTGAAATGATTGGCTATATGGCTATGTTACAAGGTGGCAATGCGGCTATCAATTCTGACGGAAACCTTGAAATTAAATGGTACAAGGATAGCGGCTACGTGCTTGACGGACACCAATACTATCAACAAGGGGTTACATTTACTACTAGCAAGGATTTTACGATAAGAAAACTGACTTGCAACAATACAAAGTCTGGCGACAGTAAAACAAGCGAAATAACCGCCGGTGACGGAACAACAGGACTTAGCTTTGCTAATCCGTTTATAACACAAGCTAACTTAAATGAGATTTATAAAAAGATAGGCGGCTTTCAGTTTAGACCGCTTACAGTTAAGTTTTTAGGTGATTGGCGATTAGAGGTAGGCGACATTATAACTGTTAATAAGGGCGGCGTTGATTACAAAGTACCTATAATGCAGATTACGCACGAATGTGACGGTGGTTTAATGGACACAGTTACATCTATCGGACAATCTGACACAGAAAACAGCAATATTGCTAGTGGTCCGATAACAAAGCAAATGGAACGATACTACGCTGATTTAGTGTTGATTAATAAGGCAGTCATTGAAAATGCTGATATAACTAATGCTAATATTGAGAGTTTAAAAGCACATCAAGCGTATATCGACCAATTAAAGGCTAATAAGATTGAAACTATTACAGCAAATATTGTTAATTTGACGGCAAGTAAAGCTACGATTAATGAAGCTAATATCGCTAAGTTGCAAGCAGATTATGCACAGATAGGTGTATTAAACGCAGACGTAGCAGACATTAAGACTTTAATGTTTGGTTCTGCGACAGGTAAAAGTTTAACAACAGAATTCGCTAATGCAGTTGTAAGTGTTATCGGCAATGCACAGATTAAAGACGCTATGATTGACAGCATAGCTGCAAGCAAGATTACAGCACTTGACCTTAACACTACTAAATTTAAGGTTCATAGTGAAAATGGAATGTCTTATTGGCAAGACAATACAATTATCATCAAAGATACTGACAGAATAAGAGTTCAAATAGGTAAAGACGCTAATTCGGACTACAATATGTACGTCTGGGATAAAGCTGGCAATCTTATGTTTGATGCCTTAGGACTTACCGAAAAAGGCGTTACAAGAAAAGTTGTTCGTGATGATGTTGTTCAAGATGACGCTAATATTAATGCAAGTAAGCTGGATATCGAAACATTGTTTAACGTTATTAATAACGACAGCACACATACACTTAAGAGCAATAAAATTTATCTGGACAACGAGGGACAGACACTTAATGTCATTATGCAAGCTATAACAAGTGGTGCTGGCAAAGATTATACTCAATGGGGCGGTATGATGAAAGTTGCTAGTGATTTTATCACTAATAAATTGTGGTGGACTGAAAATGTTGACAACGAAAGCATTAAGACTAAGTTTTCTACTGTCAATCAGAAGCTAGATAGCTACGAAATAACATTATCTGACTTATACCAACAAACGAACGATAATTTTATGGTGTATACAGTTACAGAAACACCTAACAAAGATAATTACCCAGCTATTGATTGGTTCATACCTATTTATCCGTCAGATGATTTATTTCCAAGCGATAATCTTACTTGGACTTATAGCAATGATGAATACGCAAAATATCACGGGGCAATAGCATACAACGAAACAGCTCATAAAACTTGGCGTTGGGCTAAAGATGGTAAAGGTAATTGGGGTTGGAAAGAGGTATCTAACACACAATTAGCCTATATGCTTAATCAGAACGCTAGTCTTAAGATTAATCTTAATAGCATATCAACAGAATTAACACAGACAAAGAAAAATCTGACAGATAATTATAGTACAACAACTACTATGATTAACAAAATTACACAGGAAATTAATGATAATGGTTCAAGTATTAGTTTGGCACTTAGTGGAACTTACGCTAAGTCAAGCGATTTAGAAAGTTATGCAACTAAAACAAGCCTTGATTTATATATCAAAAAAGACCCTAAAACAGGCGAGCTTAAGAGTGCTATCGAAGCTATTGCAGATACAATAAATATTACTGCAAGGGGTGGGCTTAATTTAAGTGGCAACAGGTTTACATTAAACAGCACGAACACCAGCATTACAGCAGACGGAACTATAACTTGTAGCAATCTGATTGCCAACGGCGGAAACGTTGGCGGCTGGAAAGTGTCTAAAGATTCAATAAGTACAATATTTAAGCAGAATAATGACTTATTCAGAATTGCATTACAAATACCTGGTGATATTACACCATATGTTTTTTCGGTTTTTCACGGAACTGAAGATGAGGGATACAGCAAAAGTCCTAATTTTTATATAAGTCAAACTGGTAAACTATATGCAACTAACGCACAAATTACAGGAAGCGGCTATTTTTCGTCTGGCACGATTGGAGGCTGGGACATCAGCAAGTCTTCTATCTATAAAGATTACGGCAAATATAGAACTTATATACAGGCACCCGCTAATTCCGAAGCTTGGACATTCTCTTGCCAAGAAGAAAGAGATGGGACATATTATGGTAATTGGTACGTTCGTGCGGATGGATATATGTATGCTTCTAAAGGTCAAATTGGCAATTTCTCAATTGATAATGGTATATTGTCGACATATCGAAATAATGGAATTAAAGGAATGTCGATAGACCAAAATTACATTAAATTCTATTCTTGGGTCGACGATTACGAAAATTATGTAGGTTCGATAACTACAACAAGATACTATACTAGCAATAATGAAGTAAGAAGAGCTTTAGTGCTCAATGCAGATTATGGAGATGTTGTCGGAATAAATTGCACTAAGAATAAAACAGAAAATACGGAATACGAATTCATTATAAGAATAAACGACGATTTAAACAAATCATTAGAGTTTTTTTCGCCCAATATTTCGATGAATGGCGGTTACCAAGACAATATTAAAAAACCAACGACACTTACAGTATATTGCTATAATCCAAATTCGGGAAAAGACACACAAAATGTCAGAATTACAAATACAGAGGACAGACACTATGAGAACTGTGAACTGTCAGTATATGGAAGTACATACATAGGATATGATTTGCGATGTTTCGGGTCAATTTATGGAACAATCGCTTCTGATTCAGACGAGAACGTAAAAAAAGATGTTCATTTATTGAATTCAGAAGACTCTTCTGAATTTATCTACAATTTAAAACCTTGCGAATTTAAAATGATTAACGGTACTTCTAATCGCTATCATCACGGATTTATTGCACAGCAGGTTAAAGAAACTATGAAAGATGACTGGGGATTATTTATCGATAAAAAGATTAATAATGATAACTACGAAACACAAGTCTCAGACAAAAACGGAAATACAACTAAAGAGCTAACAGCAAGATACGCATTACGCTATGATGAATTAATAGCGGATATAGTTGCGACTGTACAATCGCAGAATATGCGTATTAAAAAATTGGAAAAGCAATTAAGCAATTAAGGACATCTTCGGGTGTCCTTTTTTAATGCGAATTAGGAGGTAAAACACAATGTTAGACATCAACTCATCAATTCAGAAGAACGGAACATTATCCGTTCAAAACTCAGATGGAGCACTTAAACAGGTAGCTTATCTGTCAGCTACAATCAGCGAAAGCGGTACAGTTAGTATGTCAGCCAGCTTTAATGATTTTGCGGCATACTTGGCGAATGATATAGCACTAGACAACGAGCTTAAGAGCTTTCTTGATGGCGTTAAAAATACTTACAAGGCAACATACAGCACAGAAGATAACACAGTTAGTTCAGATGCAACAGAAACAGTAGAAAGTGAGGTATTTTAATTATGATTAAATGTGGAGATTTTTCAGCGTGGAATGGTGTAGTTGACTGGAACAGAGTTAAGGCGGCAGGACTTACTCACGCTATTCTTAAGGTTATCAGACGTGATTTTGACCCAGATAAGCAGTTTGAAAACAACTGGAAAGGCTGTCAGTTAGCAGGCGTGCATATTTGCGGTGTATACAACTATGTTTACACACCGACAGTAGAAGAAGCTATTGCGGCGGCTAACAGAGTGCTTGAAGTGCTTGACGGACGTAAGGTAACTGTCTGGATGGATGTTGAAGATGAATGTATGCGGAACTTGGGTTCAGAGCTTATCGACATTATTAAGGCTTACAAAGAGGCTATTGAGGAAGCAGGCTATCAGTTCGGTGTATATACTGGCTTATCATTCTATGGTAGCTGCATCAAGCCTTATACAAACCCTAGCGACTTAGATTGTCCGTTCTGGATAGCACGTTACTACTTAGGCTATGATGAAATGCAGTTAAATGATGATGTTAACGCAGATAAGACACCCAGTATCGACCATTATCTTGCGGGGTGGCAGTATACTTCTAGCGCAAGAATTGACGGAGTAGACGGAGTTTGCGACTTATCAGAATTTTATGGCTTCCATAATGATGAAGATAATGCAGAAGATAACAGCGAAGAAGATAACGCAGAGGATAGCACAGATGAACACGTATATGCTACATACGCCGCTTATACAGACAGATGGTGGGGTGAAGTAGAGGACAGAGAAGATTGGGCTGGTGCAGGCGACAATAAAGCTATCACAGCACTTATTGTTAAGGTTAGCAGAGGTTCAGTTAAGTACAGAGTTCATACACTTAATGGTGATTGGCTTCCTTATGTTACAGATTTCAATTATAATGATTTCAGCAATGGCTTTGCGGGTGACCAGAAAACACCGATAGATGCCGTAGAAATCATCTACTATACACCAGAGGGTGAGCCTTGGAAGTATGCAAAGTATATGGTATCTGTATTCAATAACCGCAACTTCTATCCAGAACAGATAGACAATGAAACATCAAATGGAATGGACGGATATGCAGGCGTTATGGGTAATGCAATCGACAAGTTCCAGTTAGTTGTCGAATAAAGTCGAAATAACGCGACCGAAAGTATTTGAAATATACTAACGATAAATGTATAATAAACTTGTCTTTGAGAAAAGACCCTTAAACATTTTCAAGTTCTGGCAGGCGATATTGTTTGATTGGCGTTGGCAATATCGCCGCTACACTTGACACGATAGAACGTGTGTTCTATAATAATCGTATCGCTATCAAACGTGCAAAGGCAAGAGAGGGGAGTGCAGGTTTATGAGTAATGAGGAATACAGACAAAAGATAACAAAAATGATTAATAAAATAGAAGATAACTGGATATTAGAACAAATATTTAAGTTTATATGTAATATGACAAAAGAGAGGGCGTAAACCCTCTCTTTCTTACTTTTCGTCTAGCAATTTCTTTGCGATACTTTCCAAGCATTCCCAATCTTTAGGTTCAAGCCTTGCCAATGCACTAACAAGCTTCTTTTCAAAGCTGTCATCGTTTAATCCCATAACTTCATTAACAAAAGCACCAATCTCTTGTTCTCTTGTCCTTGATTTAAACATCTTTCCATTGCCGGTTCGCAGCCATTCTTCATTTACATTAAGAATAGAACATAAAACTTTAATTGATTGTTCTGAAAGATTTCTATTGCCGTTTTCAACTAACGAAATGTAGTTTTTGGTAAGCCCTAGCTTTTCAGCAAATACATCTTGCGACATTTTTAATTCTTTTCGCAAGGCTTTTATCCGCTCGTTCACACTTCTCACCTCCTTGCATATATACAATAACATTAAAGTCACACAATGTCAAACTTTTTTCACTAAAATATGTTGACAGGTATTACTGGGTATGATATTATAATCACACAAAGTCAAATAGAAAGGAAGTGAGAACAAAGAATGAAAAAGTTAAGACTTTGTGACATAGCATTAATAACATCAATAATCGCTGTTGTTATTGCAATATTGAATATTTCACTTACGATAATTGACTTACTATTTTGATTATTAAATCAGATAAACTGATTATTATTGCAATAATTGAAATCGCAAGTGAAATTTTTGAGTATTTACTAGAAGAAACAGCATTTTTATTAGCGGTATCTGCTAATGATTGAGCGGATTTAGCAGTATCTTGTGCTGATTGAGCCAATTTTTCTAAAGCAGGAACAGTATTTTTTAAATATTCTGATTGACTTTTCATTAATTCATATGGAGATTTGCCTTTTTCATATTTAGGCATTTCTACATTCGGAATTACTGGTTTAACAAGCATATCATCTAAGTTTGGATAATTTGGAACATATTGCATAGTAGTACTCCTTTGTTTTTTTAAAACACATTATATCACAGAAAGGAAGTGAATTAAATGAGCGAAAAGGAAAAGGAAATCATTAAGAAGTTATCCGATACAATTCCAAAACTTGATGACAACAAGAAAAATTATATTCTTGGTGTCGCCGAGGGGATGGCAATGGTAAGAGAATCAGAAAAAACTGATAGAAAGGAGTAAAAATGGCAAGCTTTATTGATGAAGTAGAGAAAAGTTATCTTAATAGTCTTAAAGACAACTTATGCAAAACTTGTGAGGGAGCTGTATTTATGGAGAAATATTTTTCTTCAAGGTCTGCTATCTCTGAATTAGAGAATAAAGTTTTATCAGAACTCAAAGATAGCAAACTAACAGTTGCGGAAATGATTGGTTTTTTAGAGTATATGAAACAATCTATTAAAAACCACTCATTTCTTCCCCAAGAGAAAGAGCACTGATACAGCACTCTTTATCAAAAGCAATGTTGCCCTCTGGTATTTCCTTAGCAGTCTTGAGTATGGATAATACTTTGTCAGAGTGAGGATATTCAAGACCACAGTTAGGGCAAACAATCTTGCTAGTAGATATATCTTCGCTAACGGTATATTTACTATAACAAGTGCAAGTTATTTGAAACTTTAGAAACATATTTTCACCTCTTTTCTTAATAGAATAAGAGGATTATACCACAAATTATTTAGAAAGGAAGTTTATGGAATTACAGATTTTTAGTAATGAAGAGTTCGGAGAAATCAGAACAATAGAAATTGATGGAAAACCATATTTTGTAGCTACAGACGTAGCAACAGCACTTGGCTACGTAAACCCACGCAAGGCAATAAGTGACCATTGCAAGGGAGTAACGAAACGTGACACCCCTACATCTAGTGGTGTTCAGCAGATGTCATACATAAATGAGGGTGATTTATACCGACTTATTATGAAATCAAAATTACCTAGTGCAGAGAAATTTGAAAGTTGGGTAATGGATGAGGTGCTTCCGACAATCAGAAAGACGGGCAGTTATAGTATGCCAAAGACAACAGGCGGTCAGATACAGCTTTTAGCACAGGGCTATACAGAACTTGAACAGGCTGTTAACTCTATCAAAGAAGATATGACAGAGCTTAAGGATAACACGCCTCTTTACGGCTGTGAGATTGATGAGGTCAAACAGCACGTTAATAGAAAAGGCATAATTGTACTTGGTGGCAAGGATAGCGAAGCTTATAAGAACGGCAGTATTCGCAGTTCGGTATATTCTGACATATATAAGCAGTTAAAACGTGAGTTTGGCTGCGTAACAACATATAAGAGCATAAGAAGAAAGTACATTGATAATGTACACAAGTTTATAGATGATTATGTGCTACCTATGGCACTTGCTGAACAGGTAAAAGAAGCTAACGCACAGATAAGTATGAGCTTTTAAGGAAAGGAGCTTTAGCAGATTGATATTTATTATTTCTGAAAAAGGCGAAAGAGAGCAGATTAATGAGGTGGAAAAACTTGAAATCCTGTCACACATTGGCAGAAGAACAAGTTACCTCTTAGGAAGAAATAAGCATTGTGAGCCATTAAGGAGCATAGTTACAAGAGATATTTTAGGGCAGTTAAAGCACGAATACGGGTGTGGTTTGAGTGAACTTAAAAAGAAGTACATAGCAGACACTCACGATTTTATCGACTGCTACGAACTGCCTACAATAATGAAAGAGAGATATAAGCTATGATACAGGGATTTATGCTAGGAACGATATTCGGGATGTTTTTAGAACTGGCTTGTATCGTTCTGACAATGGCAAGGGCAAAGAGAAAAGAAAGGATTGAACAATATGAAACAGGTAAACGAGAAAGTAATAACAGTACAGGATTGCATTGATATGTACGAGAAGAAAGATATGGTGACAGTTATAGACGGCGGCAAAGTCGTAGGATTCGTTAAGAGAGGAGAAAAGGAATGATAACAAATAATAAAGCCTATATGATAGGTAAGATTACTAAGAAACCAGTATTTTCACACGAGGTTTATGGTGAGGGATTTTATATTTTTCACATAGAAGCTCCAAGAAAAAGCGGCAATGTAGATACGCTTCCGGTCGTTGTATCTGAAAGACTTGTTGACATTAACAGACTAGATGTAGACAGAACTGTAGTAATTAACGGACAGATTAGGTCATACAATCAACACATAGATGGCACACATAGCCATCTGATACTTAGCATATTCGCTAGGGAGATTGATATATTAGAGGATGTTGAAATTCCACTGGATACGAACAATTCAATTGAAATCGTAGGGCATTTATGCAAAGCACCTACATATAGAACAACACCGCAAGGCAGAGAGGTATGTGACATTATGATGGCTGTCAATAGAGCCTATGGTAAGTCAGATTACATACCTTGTATCGTATGGGGAAGAAATGCGAGATTTGCAGGTAGACTTGAAGCTGGGGAACATATTCAGATTCAGGGAAGATTCCAGAGCAGGGAATACGCTAAGAAGATAAGTGACAATGAAGTTGAAACAAGAACTGCTTATGAAGTATCGGTAAGCAAGATTGATTATGCAGATGAGGGCGAAGCTAATGTGCAGTGATATTACGGTTAGAGAGTTAGCAAGTATGGCGCTTGATGAAGATGCGATGTGTCAGATATGGTCACCACGATACGGAACAATCTTTGATGGTTCGTTTAATGAAGCTAAAAATTGTACATACATAAATATCGTGGTTGATAGCTTTCAGGTTGAAGATGGTGTATTTATTATGAATATTTAATAAGGAAAGGATATGTTTATGGAAAAAGCAGTTTTAAAAAAGGTAGTACTTGAAAACTTTATGTGTTATGCACACGCAGAGTTTGATTTTTACAGCATTACAAAGATTATTGCTAAGAATGGTGTAGGTAAGTCAACAATAGCCACAGCTTATCTGTGGTGCTTATTCAACTGTGATTATGAATTAAAGGATAATCCGGTTGTCAGAAGAGAGATTGACGGAGTATCAGTTGATGATATGGATACAAGTGTTGAACTTACACTTGATGTTGACGGAAAAGAAATAACTATGAAGAAAGTGCAGAAGCGTACTTACAGCAAAGATGGCAGCAGTTATAAGGACGATAACAAGTACTTTATCAATGATGTGCCTAAGACTTTAAAGGACTTCAATGCGTACCTTGATGTTGATATGAATGTGTTCAAGATGTGCAGTAATGTAAATGCTTTTCTTAATCAGAAACCGGCAGAAATGAGAGAATACTTATTTGGTTTAGTAGGAGATGTTACAGACCTTGATATTGCTTCGCAGGAAGCTGAACTAGCCGAGTTAGTTCCTTTGCTTAATAAGTATACAGTTGAAGAATTATCAGCTATGAATAAGGCTACAAAGACCAAAATCACAAAGGATTTGCCCATTCTTGACGGACAGATTAAGGAAAAGGAAAGAGATATACAGCTTAAACAGGCTATTGATGTATCTGACCTTGAATTACAGAAGAACAGCCTTAAAGTACAGATTGCTGATTGTGTGGCAAAGCAGACCAACAATGACAAACTGATAGCTGAATATGACAAGGCTAGTTCGGATATTCTTGATTTGAAGTTTAAGCAGGGAGACTTATTACACAAGGCTAATGAGGATAATGTTAAGGCTAGAAGAGGTCTTGAATCACAGATTAGTAACCTTAGTTATGTGATTGAGGATAGTAGGAAGTCAATCAGCAACGCAGAGGATGTTGTTAGTTTTGATAAGGATAAGATAGCTGAATATCAGAAAACACTTGATGATAGCAGAACCGAATGGAAAGCTGAAAAAGAGCGTGTATTTGACGAGAATAGCCTTGTTTGCCCTTATTGCAAACAGGAATATCCAGAGGAAAAGAAAGAGAAACTAAAGGCAGATTTTAAGGCACATAAAGAAACTGAACTTAACAGAATTACCGATAAGGGCAACACAGCTAAGAAAATGCTTGATGAAATCAAAGGATTGTTAGTTGAAGCTGAACAGGAACTGACCGATAGAAAGCAGAAGTTAGAGAAGCATTTAGTTGATTTAGCAGACCTTGAAAAGCAGTTATCAGAACTTCCGCAGGAAATTGATGTATCAGCCACCGAAGAATACAAAGCACTTGAACAGAAGATAGCTGAAAAGGAACAGGCTATGCACAAGGCTAATGATATTTCAACAGTTAAGGCAGAATTAAAGTCACAGGAAACAGCTTTAAGACAGCAGTTAGCAGAATGCGAAAGCCAGATTGCAAAGTCTAATACGGCAGCAGACGAGGAAAGACTTGAAGAATTAAGGCAGACAAGGATTGATTCTGAACAGAATAAGGCTAATGCCGAGAAAATCCTTGATTTACTTGATGAACTTGATAAGGCAAAGAATGAAGCCTTAACAGAGGCAGTAAACAGCCATTTTGGGTTAGTTAAGTGGCAGTTGTTTACTTATACAAAGTCTGGTGGTTACAAGAGCTGTTGTATACCTACTGTTGACGGAAAGAGTATTTTAACAACTATGTCTAACAAGGGTAACAGGATTTTAGGCAGAGTCGATATTTGCAGTTCAATTCAGAAGATTAGCGATATATCAGTGCCTATTATCTTAGATGATTCTGAAAGCCTTAGTACGGACAATCAGAAGAAAGTTGCTGAAATGGTAGATAGTCAGTTGATTATGCTGATTGTAAATGACAGTGAGAAATTAGAGATTATGGAGGGGATAATATGAAGCTCTATTTTTATAAAATAAATACAGATGAAAGATATGGAAAAGTAGGAATTGCAGTACAGGTTTGTGAAGCGGAAGAGAAACCTAAGACATACAAGTCTGCTGATAGAGTTTTTCCAAACTACTTAAGTATAGTAAGAAAAGATGAAGAAGGGCAGATATTGCATTTTGATTGTCTATTCCTTACAGAACCTAACTTTGAGTATGCCAAGGAGAAATTTAAGGAGCGGGCAGAATCAAGGGTTGCACAGGCAAAAGAAAAACTTGAAAGAGAAGAAATGAAATTGAAGATAGTCGAAGAAAGCGAGGAATAATTATGGCAGAGAATAATACGGCGGTTACAGAAACAAAAGAAGCTGAAAGCAGAGAGCTTGTAGCAAAGGATTTTACAGAGGGAATGGTTGTTAAAATTAAGCAGAAAGAGAAATTCGGCTTAACATTCCCTAAAGATTACAACTATACAAATGAGTTTATGTCAGCAATGCTGATATTGCAGGACACAGTAGATATGAACAAGAAGCCTGTATTACAGAGTTGCACAAGGGCAAGTATTGAGAATGCACTTGTTGAAATGGTTACGAACGGACTTTCAATGCAGAAGAAACAGTGCTACCCAGTTGCTTATGGCGGCGAGCTACAGTGTCAGAAGTCAGTGTATGGAAACACTTGTATAGCAAGGAGATTCGGACTTAAAGACATTAACGCAGCGGTCATTTATAAAGGGGATGTATTCAAGTACCACAAAGAGGACGCAAAAACAATTATTGATTGCCACGAACAGAGTTTTGAGAATATTGACAATGACAAGATTGTTGGCGCTTATGCGGTAGCTGTTATGGATGACGGAGAGAAAATATCAGAAGTTATGACCATTGCACAGATTAAACAGGCTTGGAAACAGGGATATGGCTACAAAGAGAATGGCAATGGCGCTCATCAGAAATTTGCTGACCAGATGGCTATGAAAACTGTTAAAAATAGGCTTCTTAAATATATCAATAATTCTCATAGTGGTAATGAAAATGAGGATTATGAGGAAATCAGCCACGATAAAATGCTTGAACAGGATGTTGCTTACGACATTGAACAGAACGCAAATAGCGTTGATTTTGAAGAAAGCGACATTATCGAGGGTACAGCCACAGAAGTAACCGAAGAACAGACAGAAGATAGCACATTACCACCATTTATGCAGGCAGAATAGGAGATTAGATATGACAGTATACGAATTAATACAGGAATTAAGTCAGTATAATGCAGATACAGAAGTTAAGTTTCACTGTGAAGCTGAATATGATACTGACGTTGAAGCAGAATTTGACAGAGAGAATGAAAACGACACGCAGGAAGTGACAGTTACAGCAAGTTTTGACGATAAAGTAGATTTTGATGATATTGACAATTATGAGCCAGCACACAAGAGAACTTGGCAGGAAGACCCATTCATTGTTATTAATTTATCTTATTAAGGAGAACTAATATGAGAGTAATTTCACAGCACGGCAATGTTGATTTGCCTTACGAACAGATAGTTGTGTGTCACGCAATGGAAAATGTCACAGCACTACACAATGAGAAAGAATATGTTTTAGGCAAGTATTCTTCACAGGAGAAAGCGTATAAGGCTATGGAAATGCTTAGAGAGACATATATCGGTATGCCTATCGTAATGCAGAATGTCGCTATTTCAGAAGATGTGGCAAAGGAATTTGAAAGATTAAAGAAATGTGGCGTTATGGTGCGAGCAGAAAATCAGCCGTCAAAAGTAGATTTTATCAACAATGCTGTTTTTCAGTTCCCACAGGATGATGAAATCGAGGTGTGAGTATGAGATTAAAATGCTTAGGCTCATCGTCAGCCGGAAATTGCTATCTGCTAACTTCCGAAAGTGGAGAAACACTTATCCTTGATTGCGGAATACCGATTAAGGAGATTAAAAAAGGCTTAGATTGGAACATTAAAGATGTTGTGGGTGTGTTATGCACCCATAAACACCTTGACCACAGCAAGTCAGTAAAAGATTTTGAAGCTATGGGAATACCAGTATGCAAGCCATACGAAGCCTTGCTTATGAACCAGTTCCTTGCAAATTCTTATTTTACTGTAAGAGCATTTGACCTAACAACAATAGATGGGAACTGGACGCACACAGACGCAAATGGTGAACCTTGCCCGATATATGGCTTTTTGATTACTCACAAGGAAATGGGGAGAATGCTTTACATAACCGATTGTGAACTAATCAAATGGAAGTTTAAAGACATAAACCACATTCTCTTAGGTGCGAATTATGACAAGGATTTAATCGACAGGGATAACACAGGCAAAGCTAATCACGTTTTTAGAGGTCACTTAAGCATTGACACGGCTTGCGATTTTGTTAAAGCAAATTATTCAGATAGTTTGCAGAACGTCATAATGTGCCATCTATCAAGTGAAAATTCTGATAAAGATAGTTTTATCGAGAAGATGAAGAAAGTTGCTTATGGGGCAAATGTAGACGTCGCGGTTGCAGGGAAAAGTTGGGATTTGAAAAATCCTAGCGAATGTCCGTTTTAGAAAGGAGCAGAAATGGAGAGATTAACAAGAAGAAGTGCTAACGGAACAGGTGTATATGCTACACCTAGTGGAGAACCTATCGAATGGGAAAACAATCGTCATAATGTGTTACAGAAATTAGCAGATTATGAGGACTTAGAGGAGCAAGGTAGACTTATTAAATTGTCTTGCACAACAAAGGATACCGTTTGGCATTTTTGCAGGGAATTGGGGCAAATATTAGAATATAAAGTTTATGAAGTAACTATACATTCTGAAACACCAATATACCACTGTGTTGCATATTCAGAAGGCTTCCCAAAAGATACCTTAGATGAAATATCAGTGCGCACTTCAGAATTTGGCAAATCAGTATTCCTTACAAAGAGCGAGGCGGAAGCAAGATTAAAAGAACCTAACTACATAGAAGAAGTAATAAGTCAATGTCCGTCAAGTGATTTTGAATACGTAGGCGGCAGTTGTCCTAAATGCGGAGAATATGTAACTTCAAGCAATGATTTTGAAAAATGTCATTACTGTGGAAAGCTTTTAAAGTGGAAAAAATGGGACGGTGCTTTTAAATTGTATTGAAAGAATTGAGAGGTTGAAAAAATGACGGATAAAGAGAAATATGCAATTAAAATAGCCATAGACACTATGGATAAGTATAACAGTAGATATTGGAACACACGTTATGGAAGCCTTAAAACAGGTGTGTCTGTTTGGTATGGCGAAGCAATAAGTATTTTATCAGATATGCTTTCAAATGCTGATAGTCACACTTGCAACTGCCAGCATAACAGCAATTCAAGAGATAATGAGCCTTGTTGCAGATATGATAGCAAAGTTTCAGAAAATGATGATACAAAAAACAAAGTTACATCTCTGGAAATTATCGTAAGAATGATAGACAACAAGCCATATTACGAAATCAAGTACAAAAAAGTTGATGAAGATTATTACCAGGTAGGTTACAGTTCATTCAATATTGATAATGTATTGAAATGGCGTGATGAGTGTTTTGAACTTGTTTATGTGAAAGCGACCAATGCCGACAGGATAAGGAATATGTCGGATGAAGAGTTGGCAGAGTTTCTTATAACTTTTAAGAACACATTCGGCGAAGAATACGAGGGAGAAGCTAGTTGTATGGATTGGCTTCAATCAAAAGCGGAATAGGAGAGAATATGAAAGATAGATATTTATTCAAGGCAAAGCGACTTGATAACGGAGAATGGGTAGAATGGGATGCAATAGCAGGAATTCCCGAGAATGTGAGTATTTTAACTGATACAATCTGCCAATGCACAGGTTTGAAAGATGAAAATGATAAGCTGATTTGGGAGAATGATATTATCAGATGCAAGGTTGGAACAGCAAAAGTTATATGGGATAAATCAGAATGGCGAATTGAATGGTTAAAAAACGACTTATGGAGAAAAGATTTGTATTATTGGGCGGTTGAAGATATTCAAAGAACAGTAGTTATCGGTAATATTTTTGACAATAAAGAGTTATTAGAAAGTGAGGAAAAGTAATGAATCGTATAATTTTATGTGGAAGAGTTGTTAGAGAGCCAGAGATTAGATATTCACAGACTGTAAACGGAAGTATGGCGGTAGCAAGATACACATTAGCTGTTGACAGAGTTTTTAAGAAAGAGGGCGAACAGGCAGCAGACTTTATTAACTGTATCGCATTTGGCAAGAATGGAGAGTTTGCGGAGAAGTATCTTCATCAGGGAACTAAGATTATCGTTGAGGGCAGATGGCAGACAGGCAATTACACTAACAAGGACGGACAGAAAGTCTACACTAATGATTGTGTTGTTGAAAGACACGAATTTTGCGAAAGCCGTGCTAATCAGCAGAATAATAATAACAATGGAATTATGGGCGGTAATGCTAGTTCAGACAGCTTTATGTCAATCCCAGATGGCGTAGCTGACGAGGGATTACCATTTAATTAAAGAGGTGTGAGTATGACAGAGAATGAAGCAATAGAAAAACTGAAAAATATGAGATTGTTTATGCAGATTGAGGACGAGAACAACGACTGCAAGTTTGTAGAAGATGATTATAAAGCTAACGAAATGGCAATACAGGCACTTGAAACAATCAAGAAGCTATCTGACCGCAAAATGACAGTAGAAGTCCTTGAAAACTATATGCAGTTTGAAGATGAATGTGTTAAGAAAAGCTTTACATTTAAGAGTGTGATTGAAGCTAGAGAAAAGCAGATACCAAGGAAGCCTATTTTAAAAAATGGAGAAACCGGGAGTTTTGTTGATTGTGAGAATGGACACGGAGAATATAGAGTAATAAAATGGCAAGATTGGGTATGCCCTATTTGCGGTTGGTTTGTCGGACAGAGATATAATCGGTCTCAAAACCATTCACACGACCAAAGGAAATGTAATTACTGCAATGAGTGCGGTCAAAAAATTGATTGGAGTGATAACGCTTGAATTATCAGAACATAGCAAGAGCTAAGGCAATAGAGAAAAGTAATAAGCAAAGGCTACTAAAGATAAATCCACAACTTGATGACGAGAGCGGCATTTACTTTTTAACTAGAATTGACGAGAATGGCATTCCTTATTTTTACATCGGGCAAGCACTACACCTATCGCAGAGGATGTGTGGACACCTTGTAGGGTATCAGCACATAGATTTATCAATCAAGAAAAGAGGATTTTACAGTGAAGAAAATCCCTATGGCTGGAAACTTAATTTCATTCATTATCCAGCAAATGAGCTTGATAAATGGGAACAGTACTGGATTTTGGAGTACACCAAGAAAGGTTACCAGTGTAGATATAACAAGACAGCAGGCGGTCAAGGAGAGGGCAAGGAGAAGATAAATGAATTTAAACCCTCTAAAGGTTATCGTGACGGCATACAGCAAGGCAAAAAAGTGTTAGCGAGACAATTATCCTCTATCGCAGAAAAGCACCTTATAATCCGATTGAAGCCCGAAAAAGAGCATAACAAGGTGTCGCAGAAACAGTATGAGAAGTTTATGGATTTATTGAAAGTGGGTGAAAGTGAATAACAAAAGCGGAAGAACTTTTAAACAAGGCAAAAGAAAAATACGCAGAGGGAGAAAAATACAGAAAGCTTGCCAATAGTTATTTTGAAAGTTGTAGGGAATATGAGATTGAATACAGGATAGAAAGTGTAGATAGGGTTTTGGATTTTATTCGTGATGAATACAGAGCCGGCAGAATTTGCGACCTTGAAACGCTATTGTTTCACTGCCAAAACAAGCTAAATGGCAACATTGACGGAACAGAATTAGACCTTGATAAGCATTTTAGAGGAGTTCCCTTTAAGAAAGCTGATAAAAATGACTAACAAAGACTATGATTGCCATTGCTGGAACAATTATCCGAACGAGAATCATAGATACTATGGATGTTCAGATACACCGAAAAAGAGCGGCAAATGGAAATGTGTTGATTGTTACGAATATGTTGGCAAGTCTAAGTTTGGAGCAACACATTGTAGAAAGAAAGTTGGTGATTCAGAATGAGTAACAATACGAATATAGTAATAGCACAGGCTTTAATGATGAGAATTAAAGATTATGTAGAAAGAGCCTTGGATAAAAAAGATGTAACGCTTGATATTGCTATGACTGAAATACACTATACAGTTGACGCTTATGACGAATATTTTCAGACAGGCAGAAAACCCCAGTAACTAACTAAAAATCAAAGAAAGGAATAGGTTGTGCGCACATAAAACCGAGGTTTCCTTTTGGTAGATTTATGAATTTTGACAATTATTCTTGTGATAATCAAATGTCTATATTTGACTTCACAAGAGAACCAATTAGCATTACAAAGCCTATCCGCTTGATAGAATTATTCGCCGGCTACGGAAGTCAGGCAATGGCACTAAAGAGAATAGGTGCTAAATTTGAGCATTACAGAGTTGTGGAGTTTGATAAGTATGCCATAGCAAGCTATAACGCAGTGCATGGCACAGATTTTCCTACAATGGATATAACTAAGGTTCATGCAGAAGATTTGAATATCTGTGACACAGAAATCTTTACTTACTTACTTACTTACTCATTTCCTTGTACGGATTTATCAGTTGCCGGAAAACAAGCCGGAATGTCTAAGGGCAGTGGTACAAGAAGCGGTCTGTTATGGGAAGTTGAGAGAATACTAACAGAAATTAGAGATAGTAACGGAGAATTACCACAGATTTTGTTCATGGAGAACGTGCCACAAGTACATAGTCAGGATAATATGCCCGACTTTAGAAAGTGGCTAGATTTTCTTGAAAGCTTAGGTTACACAAATTACTATCAAGACTTGAATGCTAAAAATTATGGTGTAGCACAAAATCGTGAAAGATGTTTTATGTTTTCATTCCTAGGCGAGTACAATTATCATTTCCCACAGCCTATACCCCTCAAAAAGAAGTTAAAAGACTATCTTGAGGATAATGTAGATGAAAAGTATTACATCAACAATAAAAAGGCTGACAAGCTGATAAAACAGCTTATTGACAATGGCACATTACCACAGCACAATCTTGACAGGCAGACAGGCAGACAGGCAGACTTGCGTTGACGGAACAATCAATAAGCCACAGCAGAGAGAAGTTGCAAACTGTATCACGGCAAGATATGACTGTGGAATCTCAAACTTGCGGTCAGACGGAAACCTTGTTATTAAGCAATCAAGCAACGCAAATTGAAAAGCAGATTGATATTGCAACAACTCTTATGGCAAGAGATTATAAAGGTTTTGGAAATCAATCTATGAATGGAGTAATTGAATGGAAGTATTAGGAAGCATATATACAGAGGTTTCAGACAGATTTCAAAAAGGCATTATCGGGGGGGGGTATTTCCCGATGCGTAAAAGCTGAAAAACACGATTTAGGAGTAATTATGGCAGAAATACAAGAAAAACGATTAGGCAATATATATTCTTTTGATGGCGGAAATTATGCTGGAAATGTTTCCGATAAAGAATGCATATCTCCCACATTAAAAACTATGCAGGGTGGAAATTCTCAACCTATGGTTGTTGCTATGCGTGGCAGAAATCCCGATAATCCGTCAGATAGAACTGCGGGAAGTCTAACAGAGCAGAGATTAGAGGTGAATATGCAAGGTACAAGTAATTGCTTAACGAGTGTGCAGAAAGATAATTTATTGCTTGAAAATAATATCCAAAAAGTCGGTCAAATATCAAGCAACGGTTCCCAATGCGGTACAGTTATTTCTGATAATGGCATATCGGCTAATCTTGTAG